ACCTTCGCGCTCCGGCAGGACGAGCGGCACCGGCACCGCACGAGACGAGAAGGTCAAGACCCCGCGCATCCTCACATTCGACGCGAACGACTCGCTCCCCGGCGAATGCACCAACGCCGCGATATGGAGGCGCAACAAGTCAGCCGCCGACGCCATGACGGTCTCGTTTCCCGTCGCATCATGGCGAGCACCCAATGGCACGATATGGAAACCGAACACAACCGTCACCGTAAAATCCGAGACGATGGGAATTAAAAATGGATTTACTTTTCTCATCGCCCAGGTTGAGTATAACTATAAATCAGGCGGACGCGACGTGAAACTATCACTGAAACCGCCGACGGTCTACACCACAGGGGAGATCGAGTTACCGTGGTAGCCTTGTTTAAAAAAATGTTTAAAATAAAATGTCCATCCTGCGAAACAGGACATCTGTTTCAATACGGATGGCACAACAAGACTGATGGGATGATGATATACCAATGCGATAAATGCGGGGAACGATATATATGACAGGGCTCGGAATCATCACAGGCAGAGCGATCACGCAGAACCGCGACGGCGACAGCACCCGCGTGATCCTGCAGGTTGAGCTGATCGCGGGCGAGGACGTGCGCACGGTCGAGCTGTTCGCACAGGCGGGCGAGGACGTGAACCCGGCGAACGGGTGCCGCGTCGTAGTTGTGGACATCGACAATTACAAAGCCGCCGTTGCCGTGTCCGATGACCTCACCCCCGAATGTGATCCCGGCGAGCGTGAAATCTACAGCACCGACAATCCCGTGAGTGCGAAACTTGCCCGCACGAAATGGGACAAGGACGGGAACGTGATCCACAACGAGGGCACGGACAACCCCGTGAAATGGTCAGAGCTGAACACTATATTTGCGAATTTCATCACCGCGCTCAACGCGGAATTTTCCAAGAAAGTCGATGGCGGCGGCAGCCCCGGTTCTCTCACGCTCGACCTGTCCACGGCGAAATCTGCGACGGTGTTTATACCATGATGGTAATGTGTCCATATTGCGGCGGAGAAATCAGGAAAGAGGATAAATGCTGTGCCTCATGTGGGACGCAATATTTTATAAACATTTCGCGGAGACGGAAGGTCTTGTTTTTGCAGGAAATCAACAATAATTTAATCATACCGCTGGCCAGATTACCATGAACAATAGATTCCAAGGCGACCCAGCGATTCAGATCACACCCGACGGCGCGTCGATGACGTTCCGCTCGGGCCAACCCGTCATGGATCAGGGACTCGAAAACCCGGTGCTGATGTCGCTTTTTACCGGTCGCGGGTATTGGGGAAATGTGCTTGAATCCGAGGAGTCAAAGAAAATCGGCTCTGATTATGAGGACGCATGCAACCAGCCGATCACGGGACTCTCGATGCTCAACGCCATCACCGACGCGGCGAAACAGGCACTTGCATGGATTGACGGGGATGTCGCCGTCACCGTCGCCAACCCGCGCGCCGATACAGTCAAGACCAGCGTCACGATCACACCGCCCGGACACGACGCACAGAAATTGTTATTCCTCAAAAACGGCATGAACTGGATCGCGCAGGCGCAGGCCCCCGCACATGAACGACTCCCGGAGGTGAGCTGATGTCCTACTCCATCCCCACGCTCGCGGAATTGTACGACAACCACCTCTCGCGCATGGAGGGCCAACTTGCACAGGAAGCACCGGCGCAGGACAAGTCATTCCTGAAGGTCTTGGCGAAAACCGAGGCAGCCGAGGACATTGGGCTGTACAAACTCGCCGCCGACCGTGCCCGCGCAAATCTTGCATTGACCGCAATCGGCGACGATCTCGACAATATCGGAAACGAGCTCTCGACCGCGCGCAAGGCCGCACAGGCCGCCATCCTCACAGCCACGCTCCCCGCCACCACCGGCACGGTCATCCCCACCTCGGTGGATTTTGTCAGCGACACGAACGGGCTGATCTATCGCCCGACAGTCGCCGCCACCGCCGTCGCAGGGGTCGCCACGCTCTCGCTGAAGTGCTCGGAGTCAGGCAGCGATGGAACGCTTGAGCTCAGCGACACGCTCCAGATCGGGACACAGATCGCAGGGGCCGGAACCGTCGCCACCGTGACTGCGATCATGCAGGAGGGCGTGGACAAGGAATCAGATGCCGACTACCGGCCGCGCGTGCTCTTCGCTGAGCGAGCGATAACGGGCGGTGCGAACGCGACCGATCATAAGATATGGGCCGAGGCGGTGACCGGCGTCAAGCGCGTCTTCCCCTACTCCGGCAGGCCAGCCGATGCAGGCACGAGCTACCCCGGCGATCGTAGTGTCTACGTCGAGGCTACCACCGACATCGACGCCGACGGACTCGCCCCGGCATCGCTTCTCACCGCAGTCCGGGCCGCGATCAACTACGATCCCGAGACCGGAGCAAGCCGGGCGCCGCTCGGACTCACAGACGCGACGCTGTTCCTGCGCTCGATCAGCCGAACCGTGTTTTACGTGCGCGTGACCGGGCTTGACGTGGACGCCGACACAGAGAGCGAGTGCAAAGCCGCCATCACCGCCGCATGTACGCTCTATTTCGCCAACATTTACCCCTATGTCGACGGCGTTGACATCGTGCAGGAGCGTTGCGATACCGTCACCGGGCTCACCGTCGCGCAGGCAATACAGGATGTACTCGTGAGCTTCGGCGCAAGTGCGGAATCGGTCGGGTTCGGAGTCGCGGTCGGCGTGTTCCTGTCCGTGTACGTGCTCGGACAGGGTGAGCTCGCCAAGCTCGGGAGTGTGAGCTATGCGTAGTTTCGGCAGGCGAGTCATTGACAGCCTCCTCCCTCCAGGCCGATTCTGGACACCTGCACCCGGGAGCGATTACGACAAGCTCCTCGACGGGATGGCCGCAAACAGCGACGCGGTGAAAGCCGACATTGACAAGCTCGCACACATCCGCAATCCCTACAGGACGCCGGTGCTGTCCGACCTCGAAAAAGAGTATGGCGTGATCCCGGCGCCGCATGCCACCGATGCAGAGCGCCGCGACAGGCTCGCTGTGTTCATGAGGAAGCGCAAAGCGACCGGAGCCTGGGATGAGATGCAGGCGAAGTTACAGCAGTCGGGGTTTGATGTGTACGTCCATCCCAACGACCCCGCGGTCGATCCGAATATATTTCTGACACAGGCCTTTCAGATGGTGGCGGGCGGGAGTAACGCATACTGTGGCGGGGTTGACGCGTTCTGCGGACAGATCGGCGGGGAATTGCTGGTCAATGGCGATCTCTACGAGAGCCGGCCCAACTACGTCAACCGGTGCGATGTGGCGGGCGTCTGCTGCGGGGCTGATGTGTACGCGGGCGAGTTCGACGGCTACAAATCCGCGCTTGTGGATGTGACCTACGCAATCCCGACCGATCCAGGCTATTGGCCGCTCATATTCTTCGTCGGCGGTGCAGCGACGCGCGACGCAACCACAGGCGCATTGACCGCGATTGCATCGGCATCGATTCCGAACGAGCGCCGCTTAGAGTTTCGGCGGATCATCCTCAAATTCAAGCCCATGCATGCATGGGGCGGACTGATTGTAATTTACGACTGACACGGAGGCAGAACCATGATAGATTATGCATCGACGTTTATCAACACCTCGGGAGCGTTCCCGGACATTCTCGCAATCAACGAGACCGCACCGGGAGCGGCGGACGGAACCGAGTTTGTGGCCGCGCTCGTCAATGACATTTGGGGCCGCGCTCAGGCGCTCATGGATTATGCGGGACTCAGCCCCGACGGCGTTACCGAGGCACCGGATACCGCGCAGATACTCGAGGCGCTGTGCAAAGGGTTTGGTATCGGCCCCGGCATGGGCGTGATTTATTGGAAAAACGGAGCGCCCGCGACCAATGGCGACCGTGTGCTCCTCCTGCAGGGGCAGGTGATACTCATTGCGACCTACCCCTTACTCGCCGCCGCCGTGTATTGTGGCGACGCGAACAACGCGACCGCACCGGCATTCTACAAAACCAGTGACGCGGGCGGAAACACACGCTCGACAACGGGCGCGTACATGGTACTCCCCGACACGCGCGGACTGAGCCTCAAGGGCGTCGGTAACGCGACGGTCAACACGCGGACAAAAACCGGTCCGGCGGCGCTGGGGGAGGTGCAAGAGGATCAGATGCAGGGGCATAGGCATAATTTTTTAATATCCAATGGGGGCGGTAAGTTTGGAGCGAACATAACAAATGCATCATCTTTAGATTACTTTCAGCCTAATCTTGGGGCAAAAGTTGACTCACCAATCACCGACGGCACAAACGGCACACCGCGCACTGGAAACGCCACTCGCGACAGCTCTATCGGCACAAATTTCGGGATCACGTACTGAGGTCAAACGATGAAAACAAAAATCACGCAATCAATCGACGGATATGACATCATCATCGGCATCGGGCAGGCGCATGTTGACCCGGTTGCATCGGCTCCGATAGTCGCGGAGGCACTCGCCAAGACCGACACGTGCAAAGCCATCGACGCCTACAAGCAGGAGATATCAACCCTTGCCAACGCGGCGATGCAGGCTCGGAACTCGGCGCGATCGGCGACCAAGGCGAGCGACAGGAACGCCTATACCCGCGAGTATCAATCGCGCATGGAGGAGATCAAAGAGGTTGAGGCCAAGCTGCTCCCCCTTGCCAATGAACTGGTCGCGCTCAGAAAATCGCTCTATGAGTCCGATCTTGTGGTGTACATGCAGCCGAAACCGGGCGAGACCGTTATCACCGACGCTGAAGCGGAGACCATCACCGAGGCAATGATCGCAGCGACACAGGCGGGGGAACTTGTCGACAAAGACCTGAAGCGAGTCCCCGACAATCGCGGGCGGGTGTACTGGGTCGAATCATCGGGAACGTGGACGCGGCAGGACGTCACCAGGCTCGGAGTCGCGCCGAAATCCGGGGCAATCGTCGACGCCGATCTGACCGACAAGCAGCGGCAGGCGATCGCGGCACAGATCGAGACCGAGCGTGTGAAGGCGCTCTCGAAACAGGCGAAAGCGACCGAGAAAGAATCCGCCCTTGCCGCGCTGGTCACGCAGGCAGCTCAGAAAAAAGCCGAGCTTGAGATCACCGGGGCCACCGACGCGCTCAAGCAGGCGCAGGCATGGTACCAGGAGCAGGCGCAGGCGGTGGAGGTGAAATATGGGTGATTATTGCCACCCCGCGATCCAGTCTGCCGCCGGGCCGAGGACGGTTGTTTGTTTGTGCAATAAATCAACCTTGTACATCTGCCCATCGGTGAAATTAAAAAATAATGTTTCCGAGACGATGACCGGTTTCAGTACCGCCGCCATTGCAAGTCCCGTCGAGCGGTAGCCGTCGCCCGTGTATATCCGGATGTGCGCGGTCAATGCGTTCGTGCTCGGGACGTAGCGGAACACCCAGCCGCTGTTGCACTCGATCCAGTACAGGCACGGCTCCTCGTTTTCAACCCTCACCCCGGCACTGATAACCACAGCCCCTTCCGGGAGCGTGATCGGGTATGTTGCTATCTGCCGCCAGCACGTCAGGGCCGACCCGTTCTCGGTAAGGGTGGCACCGTCCCACGTGTACCCGTTCTGACTGTACCAGACCGATCCTGACTTGAGCCAGAAATTCGCGCTGTTAAAATAATTCGTCGACCATGACACCGCCACGCCGTCTATCTTTGCTGTGTGGGTATCGTGATCGAAATCATGCACCACGAACCCGTCACGGATGGCGATCCTGAAGGATGACAGTGCGCCGTTGATGTTGCGCCAACCTCCACTCACCCCGTATGCCATGAGGTTTGAACCGGCAAGGAGAAATTCCGAGGTCTGGAACTCCCGCGTCATCCAGTCACCGTATTCGGTCGCGTTGTAATATATGCGCGTGTGCGCCCGTGGGGTTGCGCCCAAATCGGCGGACTCGACCGCAGTCATATTGTAGGCAAGCCATATATTGTCACCATCTGCCGCCGCGAAGTCGGGAACGCTGAGAATGTTCTTGCTTGACATCCGCCGACCCTGTTGGTCGAGCCTGTAGAGCGTGGTCCCGTGGCAGATCGAGCGATTCCCGGCATACACGGCATCCCCCGTTTTCCAGGATACGATTTTCTGGCTGTCGTAAAATCTGACCTCACCTTCCGCGTGAAAGCCGATCAGGATGATGCCGCACAAGGGATCGTTGTCGTCATCGGGGTCGACCGTTACGACCTCGGGGGCCGGCGTATTGCTCGTCACAATTACCTCGCCTTCCCCACCGCCACCGCCACCTCCGCAGGCGATGAAAAACCATGTACATATAATCAGACCAGCCGCCGTTAGTCTCATCCCTGAACCTCCAAAAACTGTATTGAATTTATCACATCGCCCTGCTTCAAGTGCCGCCCGCACTCGGTTTTTAACTCATCAAATATACCTCCGGGGTCAGATTTTGACAAGGACACAGTCAATAAAACGTCAGTTTTCCCCGCTGTAATGGAGATATATGCTCGTTTTTTGGGCGGATTGGAGCATGGCGCGTAGACATACTCACATGTCGGGCACCACCAGCTTTCATAGTTAAGATGTTTCATCATGCTACTGTTTCCGCATTTCGGGCATTTCATTCTTATATTCCTCCGGTAATTTTTCGCAGCATTCCCAACAGCGGGAGAGTCGTTTCGGCGGCGTGTCTGATTCGAGTATCACCACGCGGCCGCAGGTGCATTGGTAGCGGTATCGGTTCGGGCCGATTTTTTCAATTTTCGGCATTGCTCACCCTCCCATCCGCATCCATCACCCGCCATCGACCGCGCCAGAATATCGGGGCGGTCTCGCCCTCGTCGAGATTGTGCGGGCAGACTTCAGACCTGAGATTGTGCCACACGCGCCTGCACTCGCCCCGGTTATTCTCGAATGGACATTTCATGTAGCACATAATCGCCGCACCTTCCCGTCGATGATTTCCGCGTAGTGCCTGACCACTACCCTGACGCCGGTGTTGCGGGTGAACGCCTTCAGATCGCGGATTGCATATTCCCCGCGATTACAGCAGAACGTGATCATGATCGCGCCTCCCGTTTCTTGAAACATCCCCGATCGTTCGCGACATTGTTACCGAGAAGTATCCTTCCAGTAATCATGCACTCGCCTTTATTTTTCGTCACAGCGTAATACATATTGCAATCCCGACAGCGCACGATATTTTCATTGCCGAGTTCGCGCCAGAGCCTTTCCTGATTTTTCCATGATCTTCGAGTCTTCATACCCCCTCCCTTAAAAAATCCCCGGCGTCGGTGCTGACCGCCGGGACTACTTATACTATAACCCCGTGAGCCAATGGTCTACCGGGGGAGTGTGCCGATTAAACCGTCGTTCGCGTAAAAATTCACCTGTGATCCGCTGTGTTCGATTTCACATTCCTGATCGAGCCAGTACTCTACATCATCATGTGACAAGTGCTCGCGATCAACCAGATTGATTCCGTATTCCTTTTCAGCTTCTCTTATCTTCATGATTGCGTCCCCCTGTGTTATAATGTTACATACATATTACACAATCTATACGCAATCGTCAACAACAATTTTCCGATTTACTATTTTTTTTCCATGTCCGATCATGTCAGCAATGGGATCACGCGAACGCGACATCATCAACGAGCGATTGTCCGGACTCGCCAAAAACGAGCGCATGTTCCGGGCCAATTCCGGGATGGGATGGGCGGGCGTATCAGCGCGCAAGGGCGACATGCTCATCATCAAGAACCCCCGACCCTTCCACGGCATGCCCGAGGGATTCCCCGACCTTGTGGGCTGGACATCGGTCGAGATCACGCCGGACATGGTGGGGCAGACCGTCGCCGTGTTTACCGCGGAGGAGGTGAAAGCCACGGGGAAACTCACCGCCGCGCAGGAACGGTTCCGCGATCTGATCACGAGGATGGGCGGGATATGGCGGGTCACACCGCCCTCATGATTATCCTGACCGCGAACCGTAACCGCTTCCAGAATCCCTGTCGCGCTGCGTACTCCATGAACTCGCGCAACGCCTCAATTTTAATTTCGGCTTTCAGCTTCCGCGTCGCGCGTCGTGCCTGTTTCGCCTGTCGTGTGCTCATCCCATAACCTCCCGATATTCCCTATCCGCCGATTTCCCGGCCTTGATTTTCTTCGCGGCAAAATACGCCCACCCTGGTTTGTAGCCACGGACGCGGGCGATCTCATGCAGGATCGTCACGTTCACCGTGTGCCTGCCGGCCTCAACCAATCTGTGATATACCCACAACTCACGATACCCCAACTCATCCGCGATCTGTAGCAGCTCGGCAATCGCACCACGGGCGACGGCGGCTCCGATCCTGTCCTCAACCTCGCGGCGCTCTGCAACCGGGCGCTCGTTAAGCGGTACGATTTTCGGTGTCTCTACGAGTTCGGCAGGGATAACCACCATCGGCCGGCGCGCATCGGCGACGGTCTTGTCGGGATTGTGCGGGCATGTCCGGCATGATCTGCCCGTGCAGTACATGTAGTCAAGATGCGGACAGAGCATGACATTGCTGGTTATTTTCTCGCGTTTGTTCTTTTCGCTTCCGTGAAATTTCCAAGTTATATTTGGAAGAAAATGCGGAGGCACACCGGGACGTTCAGCGTCTTGAAAATTCAATAAATTATTGACATGATCGAATAAGAGCGCATCCGATTTTCCCGGATGTACTCTTAAGATGCGACCGACCATCTGGAAATATGATGCCTTGGAGAGCGTTGGGCGCAACATGGCACCATATGAAACCCCGGGCAGGTTTATTCCGTAAGAAAATATATCAACCCCGGTCAGCCCTTGAATCCTTCCATCTTTGATTCCATTTATTAACTCAATTCTCCGGGAATCAGACATCGTGCTGTCGATGTTGTAAAATCTGAATCCTTTATCTCTGAATCGTTCGGCGGTATGTTCTGCTGAGCGGATGGACCGGCAAAAAATGAGGGCCGTTCGCCCGCTCCCGTGTTTGATGTAGTGATTGACTACCTCTCCGTAAACCTTTTTCCTCTGCAATAACTCCTCAAGCGATTCGGCGTCATACTCGCCATGAATGATTTTTATTTTCTCCAATCCATCAAGGGGCGGCGCAAAATATTTCAATGGTACAAGATACCCGGATGCCGTTAAATCTGGAATAGATGGGCCGGATATCATCTCATCATAAACCCCTCCAGATGCGGTCGAAAGACCCTCGCCGGAAAGCCTCTCCGGTGTGGCGGTGAATCCAACAATTTTTGTTTCCGGTGGCATATATGATATTATTGTTTTCTGGCGCTTTAGCATGAGATGACATTCATCGACAATCAGCAATGCCGGAAAACGCTTTATTTTATCCATTCTCCTGACAAGGGTATCAGATGAACAAATATGCACCTTATAGGCGAGGCTCTCGTTGTTGTCGGGATTGATTATATTATGAGGGACTCCCCATCTCGCCAGATGCTCCGAGGTCTGAGAAATCAATTCCTTTCTATTTACCAGAATCCATGCCGTTTTATCCTTTCCATAGACGGAATTAACCATTGCTGAAATAAGCGGGGTCTTGCCGGAACCCGTAGGCGATTGGATGCAAACCGAGCGATTGAATCTAAGCAACGATTTCGCTTGATCATACAATTCCCGCTGATATGGTCGGAGAGATGATTTCATCTTTTTTTTCTCTTCGCTTCGGACATCTTCCGTCTCGATTCTTCTGACCGTTTCGAGCCAAGATTATGCAACCTTAATTTTTCCATCATTCCTTCGGGCTTTTTTCTTCCCCTTAATTTCGATGCCCGCTTTTCGATTGTCTCTGGTGATTGTTTTCTCCCGACAATGGACGCCCGCAGAGCCTCCAACACGTGAGGGGCCTGTTTTCTCCCCTTTTGGGCTTCGGACATTTTCTTTAAAGTTTCATCTGATCTGCGTTTGCCAGTATGATTGGGTGGTATGTTTTTTCTTAATTTTTCCCTGGTCGATTCACTTACTATCCGCCCTCTCCCGGCCTCTCTTATCTTTTCTATGGTTTCGGGCAGGTGTTTCCCGTTAGAACCTCCATATTTATTGTTATATCCTTTTTCTTTATTCGTGCTATCATAATATTTAATCCAATATGTTTCAAGTGCGTTGAGTTCAAACATTGAATCGGCGCAATCTATTTGCTCAAATATAAAATTATCAAAGCCATATTTTCTAATGGCTTTATGCAGATGCATTTTTGCTCCCCTTCCGATCGCATCGTTTTTATGTTCTTTCACTCTATCCGATAACGGGCGTGTTGTCTGCCCGATATAGACTTTTCCGTTTATCTTATTTGTCGCTTTATAGATTATCATGATTCAATATTAATACCTTCTAAATATATTATCAATTATATTTCCACACGGCGCGATTTCCCGCGATCGCCTGCCGCGCTCGGGCGTAGATGTCGGACTGGTAGGAGCGGAGAGGCATTAGAATAGCCTCCCCTGCGCCCTGACCTCATCCAGCCGGGCGACCGATGCGGCGTGGTAGTCGGCGTCCTTCTCGATCGCGAGAAAGTCGTGGTGTTCGAGATGACAGGCGATCGCGCATGAACCGCTCCCCGAGTGTGTGTCGATGATCTTATCGCCGGGCTTGGCGTAGTTCTGCAAGAGCCAGCGATAAAGGGCAACGGGCTTCTGGCAGGGGTGGATTGTGGTTTCGGTTCTATTTAAAGAATACCATTCTATATCTACATAATTAACCCTTACACCTTTTGAATAACTCGCAATCTCGCATTGGCTCATGTTCGGATGTTTGATTGATTTATACCAAACAATAGCGGAACCGTTTTTGAAACAATTATAATAATTCGCCCCCCATATTATTTGATCTTTGCTAATGCGTTTCAATTCCATAAAGTATTCTTTCGGTGGTATCTTGTTATTCCAATACACGTTAAATTTTGTCGCCGTAACAATGGTTCCCTTGTAACGTCTTTCTTTTTTGTTGTGGGTAAAATCCCCTATCCCATACGGCGGGTCAACGATCGCCAGCTCGAAATATTTATCGGGAATATCGCGCATCACGTCCATGCAGTCGGCGTGGATGATCTGGTTTAATTTATGTTTCAAAATAGAACCCCCTGCGCGCGGACCTCTTCGAGGCGTTTCACCGATGCGGCGTGGTAGTCCGGGTCTTTTTCGATGGCAAGAAAATCATGCTTCTCGATGTGACACGCGATGGCGCAAGAACCAGAACCGGAATGTGTATCAATAATTTTGTCGCCGGGTTTTGCATAGTTTTGGAGTAGCCAGCGGTAGAGGGCGACGGGTTTTTGGGTGGGGTGAATCTTAATTCTGCCTTGTTCAACTGTACGCTGTTTAAATATCTTTGCAGGTTTTTTACAATTAGTCCACGCCATTTCACACTGTGCAAAAGATGGCATCATTTGCCCCTTATCCCATATTATAAAATATTCAGATAGCGGTAATTCAAAATTATTTCCACCCCATATAATTTGGGTTTCTGAAATTCTGAATAATTCTTTAAAATACAAATTATCGGGTTTTATATTATTCCAATTTTTATCTTTATCGCCAAAAGATTTTATTTTATTACTGTTGCCACCGTCATTTTTATTATACCGTTCCAGTCCATACGGCGGGTCAACAATCGCAAGCTCAAAATGCTTGTCTGGTATATCGCACATCACGTCCATGCAGTCGGCGTGGATTATCTGGTTTAACTCTATCATACCATCAATGCCTCCAACTGTTCATCGTCGGTGGGGACGTGCTTGCCCCCGACTATGCCGCGCAGGACTGTACAGCGCCGGTTCTTCCCGTCGGGAAACATCACCTGCCTGCTCCCTTCAGCCCATGCGCGATGTCGTTTCAACACGCGCTGATAACCGTCACCGAGCCCGGTGATGCGCTGGATTTGGTGATGCTTATTCACGATCGCGAGCCCGTCACCATCGACGATTTTCAGACCATACCGCGCCACGTGTTGCTTGTATGCCGCCGCTCGTGGGGGGCTGACCTCAATCGCCTGCCCGTCCTGATCGTAGCTCATATTCACGGCGCGGGTCAGGCACTCCATGATCGTGAGTTTCTCGCGCGTGTTCTCATGCATGACCTCGATCACCTCATCGAGGAGCCGGTCCACCACTTCCGCGGCCTCATCCCTGTGCGCCTCCGCGGGCTGGAAGGCATAATATTTATTCAACATGGATTCAATCTGTGCATCGGTGGGATTATCAGTGCTCGACCACACAACCATGAACGCGGCGGCGAGCATGGCGTCGCTGTAGGATGATCGGTAATCGCGGCCGGTTTTCTCCCTGATCGCGTCGACGATCCTGTCTGACAGCGCAAATATTGTTTTCAGTTTGCGCCATGTCAGCGCGCGCAATGCCCGACAATTCGTCTCATTGAGTAACCCGCCGAGGATGGTTTCAATCTGCTTCCACTCTCCCTGATTCGTCGGCGGCACCATGTTGATCCTGAATACCCGGTTCTCATCTGCCACGCTGTCGATCGTCGGGTCGATGGCGATAAACCCGAACATATTTTGCATTTTAAACGAGTGGAACCCGCCGTCTTTCGTGCCCTTCACGGTGTCGGGGGCGTCATCGGTCACGTTCACGCGCATGAGAGAAAATAATTCATTGCGGTTAATCTTCTTCTTTTCCGTGTCGCGCTCGGTTTCCTCGAATATCACGGCGCAACTGTCGCGCTGAATTTTCCCGCGCACTCCCGCAACCGTCGTGCCTGATCCATCCATCCACTCGCAGTTGGAGAGCTTGCGCATGAGCTGGTTTGCCACCGTCGATTTCCCTGAACCCGAGGGGCCGGTGAGTAACATCGCCGGTCTGAACTTCAACGCACCCGCGAACGGGGCGAGTGTGGCCCAACCCAGGCAGCGGACAGCATCAGCGGGCGTCTCGAAACTGAGCCGGAACACGGTGTCCCGGACACGCTTCACGGTGTCGGCACTCGCGGGCTCGTCGTTGATGCCGATGTCCTTGTGTGATAACCGGATGTAGGTCACGCCCGGCGCATGCTCGCCGTATGTGTTCACGCCGTCGTGGTAGCTGATCATATCGCCGTCACGCCATGCGCCCCGCCCCCGTACCCGTGACTCATTGTGATCGCGGTTCTGTGAGATGCGGATCATGTCGTCGATTGCGTCATCCCATACGATCTTGCCGTCGTGCCCGTAACGATCGCGCCAATACCACCGGCCCGTCAATACCATGAGCTTGGATTTTGTGAGCCCGTCGAGGTTGCAGTCAATGATGCGCCCGGCCTCGGTGATGAAATACGCGCGTCCATCATCGCCGATTCCCAGCACCTTGAACGGCATCTCGGAGGTGGCCCCGTCCGGCGAGGGAGAGGTGGGCGGCCTCTCGTGGGTTGCCTCGCTCGGGGGTTCGGACGGAGCCACGTCGGAAACGTGGTTCTCGGGGTTCAGGATGTACGCGGTCAGCTCGTCGGGGCTCATGACCTGCAACGCCTCGACAATATCCGCGCCTTTCGGTTTCAGCTCGCGCGCGGCGGGGATGGGTTTGACGATGTTCAGATGCGGAAGAACCCGCTTGACCTGATTCGCCGCATTTGCTCCCGGCGTATCATCATCAGGGTAAAAGCACACCTGATAATTCGATAAAACCGACCAATCCGCCAGCGCGGCTTTACCGCTGCCTCCAGACCACGACACGTGTATAAATCCGTTAAGATGTTTTCTCGCCTCGTCCGCACATTTCGCGCCTTCATGGATTAACCTCGGTATCGATTTATCAGCCGTTATGTGTTCATGCAGCCCATACACCAGCACGGGGGCGCCCGCCCATTTGAGCGCGCCGTTGTACCAGAACGTGAGTACGGTTTTTTTCTGCCCCTCCGCCTCGAACCGCACATCAAGCGCGATGACCTTACCATCGGCATCATGATACTTCCACGAACCCGCGACCTTGCCCCATCCCTTTTCGGCTGCGATGGATTTTATTTTCTCGTTGAATTCTCGCTCGCGGCCTTCGGGGAACGGGAGCGGCGTTTTCGATTTCGGTTTCTCCTCCTCCACAATCCCGAGTGTGGCGTTGACCGATTTCACCTTGTCCTTGAACGCGCTCACGCCGTCGAGGAGTCCCGCCACGTCGAAAATTCCCCACACGTAATCGCGTCCAGCGCCTTCGCACACCGGACAATAGAGGACAGGATAGTTTGAATTTTTCCCGTGCTCATAGAATACCGCCGATGGTCCATCGTCGGTGTGATTCGGGCTCGGGCAGCGCCATGTTTTCCTGCGCTCATTGTACACAACGCCCTTGCGCTGGAGATATTCACGCAGGCGCAGGCGGGTGGTGAGGTGTTTATCGGGCATCCACTACCCCCGCCACCCGGTACGGTCTGCGGTCGCTGAACTCCGAACGCTTGCCGGGATTCCACTGGCTCACCGGGCGGAAATATCCCACCACTCTCGAATATACTTCGCAGGGTACGGCGCGCACTGGCATCATAATATCACCTCGTTTTTGACGTCGAGATTCTTGCTCTTGCATTTCGGGCAGTACGTGTATTTTTTCTCGCTCCTCCATGTGTGCCAGCACCGGAGGCAGCAATAATCAAACCGCACGGGTGTCATGCCATCACCCCCACGATAAACCGGACGACGGCGACCGCGACACCGATGATCCAGCCGATGCAGAATCCCGCCAATGTGAGCGTCGCCAGCCCGATCAGAAATCCCCGTATTGTCATGACTTCCTCCCTGTGTAATATTCCCACGCCCCGCAGAGAATGAGCATGAGCACGACGAGCGCGACGAACCATGTGCCGGTGATCATGATTTCCCTCCATCAAAATTACACTCGACCTCACCGGGACTTGCGAACCCGGCGAAGAATCGGCAGTGATCGGAGCACATGGACGAGCCCACGCGCGTCACGAACTCCGAACCGAACCGCCATCCATGCGGACACTCAGTCCCGCATAACCCCGCAGGTGATACCGTACATTTGATTTTCATTTCCGCCCCCTCCTGTGATCGATTTTGAGTAGTGCCGCCTCAACCCTCGCCGGTACGAAATAGATGTGATTCTTGACCCGGGTGCAGGGGATTTTCCCCACCCGCACGTAATACTGTATTGTCCCGATCGACAGCCCATACGTTGACGCGATCTCCCGGCGCGTGACATGACCAGGCGGACACAGTGATAAATATTTATCCTGACCGCGATTGCAGAGCTGCCTTGCCTTGCCGCGCCGCTCCTGGTCGAGCCGTGCCAGCGATTCCCGCGCCATATCACGCAGAACCGCGCCGACGTTCGGGTCGAGTGGGTGGGTCATTAGAACGGGATCTCCTCGTTGTTATTCCCGCCTTCTGGTTTCGCCTTATTCCATACGATCGCGTAGTCGGGCGAGTTGTCCGACCGCTTCTCGTCAACCGGGAATATCGCGAACCTGATCTCGCCATCCGGCAGAAATGGCGACTGCACCACGCACGACAGATACGACTTCCCGTCCCTGCTCGTTTTCTTCCACGCCGATCCGATGTTCATGTGTTACCTCGTTTATCTTAAAATGTGCGGATACGGGGGCAGGAGTAGACCCCCGCCGCTTTCCGGCTCTGTGCGTTTCGTGCGCCTGTCGAACATGCGCTCGGCTGACGCCGCATCCGCGAGCCTATAACATTTGGCAGCGGCCGGGATCGAACCGGCACCGGTTCCGCTGTGGATTGCCGGGGCACTGAATTAGCGTTAGCCTCACACGTTGCCGCGTCTACCATTTCGCCACGCTGCCTTAGTGCCCGTCTCTCCGGGCTGTCAAGTGCTGTTATCAGGGACAGCTTTTATCGGTTCACATGGAGGCTGCCTTCAGCCAATCCCCGACCGCCCTGAATTCGACAGCGACAGGACTCGAACCTGCATCCACACGCGTGATCGCTATGTGTGCGTACCATTCCGCCACGCTGCCGTGCCCGGATATACCGCCGGGCCCGGTTGAACTAATTCCCTGTGTACGTCCGCGGTCCTTTCATCGTATAATTTAACCGCCCCATCGAGGCGGGTGAGTCACTACAATAATTCCCCCTGCTCCGGGTCGGGCTTGACGGGCTTGTCGGGTTTCGCCAGCGCCGCCGCGGTATCGTCTGCAGTCGTGCCGTGGACGGTGAACTCCGCCTCGATCGCGTCGTCCTGCCCGATCACGCGGTCGAGCGCGTCAGAGATCGACACCGACCGGAGCAGCGCTTTCATGACGGTCTTGACGCCGTAGCCGATCTCGGGCATCTGTGACGCCTTCGAGTATTTCTCCCTGTGCGCCTTGACTTCCTCGGCGGTCAACCACTTGACATGCGTGGCGCCGCTTGCAAGTTTCAGCGCGGCGTAGTAACCGAGCACGCCGCCGCGATCACGCAGGGCCGGGGCGAATGTGTACTTGTCGCCGTCGATTGACTTTGTGATCCTGAACTCGTCGTTCTCCCTGACGTAATCGGCGGTGATGAACTCAACCCGACCCGATTCCAGCGCGAGATCGATCATGCCATTTTTCATGACCTGGTACTGGATTTTACCCGAATACCCGATGAGCGCCGCCTTGCCCTCCTGCGGGTTGAGTGACAGTCCCGTCGTCGCCGCGTAGCGCATCGCGTTGAAAAGTGAGCGCTTGCCCGCATCTGTCTTCAGGCACTCCGCGAGCGTGGGGTTGTCCGCGATCGCGATCATCGCCGATTTTAAAAACGCCCTGCCGTCGTATTTGCGGATGGCGTAGTCCTTCAGGGATTTCTGAAACTTGTTCAGGAACTCCCCCGCCGCCGCGTCTGTTGATACTGCTGTTTGTTGACTCATTGGTTACCTCTGTTAATTAAAGTTTGCCTTGCCTTGCCGAGCCGCGCCCGGCCATGCCAAGCCACGTTCATCCTACCGAAACCCCAGTCTTCCATTTTTATCCTTCCCATAACTCCCCAACTTCCGGCCCTGCTGGTCGCGGAGTATCCATTTATCCTGACTGTCATCGTCAACCACTGCACCCTGCATCCGCGCTCGGTCGAGGACGGCGGTTTTCAGTTCATCGCGGCGGCGGGCCAGCGTCCCGGTGGCGCTGATCTCGGTGCCGATGTGCCGGTATTCCGCGATCATGCGCGCCATCTCATCGTCACAGATCACCGTCCCCACGGGATCACGAACGAGCGCGCGGATGTCGTCGTAATCACGCACAGGCGGGGGCGTCGCGGTCTCAACGTGGTGCCAGAACTCCCGGTATTTCTCAAGCATGAGCGATTGCAGCTCCGGGTGTGCGTGGACGGTGTATTGGTGGAAGTAGCCCATCTGATTGAGGACATACGCCCAGTCTTCAGGGAGCGTGTCGCGGGTGAGGTGCCACTGTCCGCAATCATTCTCCGGCACAATCCCCATCGCTTCCCACTCGTCGACCATGCGCGGAAATACGAGCACGGACACGATCACGGTGTCGGCTCCGGTGCAGATCATTTGGTGCTGGCACTGAAGCATGTACTCGCGCGGTATGCGGTCACTTCCCGGTTCGCCCCACTCATCGCGGAAGGTGCGGATGTTTGTGGTCTTGCCCTCGTGTAATGTTATCGGTGAGTAGCGCCCGTCGATGTGGCAGGTCAGATAATCATGGGCGGTGTAAAGCTCCTCGCGGTCGGTGATCGTCTGACCCTGCGCCCGTTCCGCCAGCTCGATGATGGAACTCTCGAAGGCGTGCCCCCACCGCATCGCGGGGCTGTACTCGACCACCGGGAACTCGTAGCCATGCTCCCGACAAAACTCCTCGCCCATGATCTGGAGCCATGCCAGAACGGGCGTTGACCATTTCGACAGGCCCAAAACCGCCGCCGATCTGCTCGCGCTGATGTTGATTGGTGCTGGCATTATCGGGCCTCCGGGTGACGCTTGAGGTACGCGGCGATTTCGCGCGGCGTGGCGAGACGGAAAACATAATCCGCCATGCATAGCAGCAAGCCGCGCTCGTCTCGCGGGCATTTATGCTCAGCCGCATATTTCGCGGTTCTGAAAACACAGTATTTCCGGTTTATGTCATGGCACGTCATCGTCTTATGCTCCGGAACCCGCTTCAAATATATTTTACCCATCTCAATATAACCCCTTGGTCGTGCCCCAGTGCTGGCGGGCGTATTTACGGTCAGGCCCCTTGTAGTCAAGCCCGGTATAGTGCGGCGTGTTGAAATAATGCGACGGGAACACCTTGAAACCCTTGTGCCTGATGCGCTCGTGCATGATCTTCATGTAGAGATTGCCCGTCTCCCGCCAGGGCTTGTCCGTCAACTCGCGTTTCTCTGACAGGCCGACAATCAGCGCGCGCGTGAATACATTGCCGGGCGTGCTCGCCATGAGCGGCGATATCAGACCGGGCCGGATGCGCTCCTGCTCGTACACGCTGAACGCATCGTAACGCGCGTCCTGGAACAGCTCATCGACGGGGTGCAGGCACTCGCTATCTGCTCCAATCCAGAGCCCGCCGAACGTGTACAGGATTTCATAGCCGCACACATCAGCCACGCCATGCCATGCTTGCTGACTCCAATAATGTTCGATGTGCCGCTGGTTTGTCCAGTGCATCGACTCAATCCGGCGCTCGTCCCAGAGTACATATTCCCAATCAGGATGAAGCTCTCTCCATGTGCGCATCCAGTGATCGGGCGCAGGCTTTGGGCCGATCCAGAGCTGGTGAATGATTTTGGGGATACATACCCCTCCGGTGTCACGGCACGAAACGGATTCATCTTTTTTTTTTGACTCCCCATTTTTTGTTGAAGTGATCGGTGTTTTTTTTCCAGTCCGCGACGTTGCGGCCCTTCTCCTGGTTTAAGTGCGTGACCCGGAGGCGGTTCAGGACCACTTTCGCACCGGGGAAACGGTGGCAGTAGTCGCTGTCCTCATAACCCCACGCGATGAAGTGCTCGTCGAATCTCACCGGGGACCGCCGGAACGCCATGCAGGCGCCCGGGACAATCTCGTCGGTGATGTACTCGCTCTCGGTGTCGGCGTTATCGGTGCATGTGTGCTGGATCGTGCCGTCTGCGTTGAGTAACCGAGCCGCGACGATCCCCCATTCCGGGTGAGCCTTGAGCGCGTCAACCATCACGCGGTCGAACCCTACGGGCAGGTCGCGGATGTCGTCGTCGAGCATGATGATGAAATCGCCGGTTGCCATCTCCAGGGCGAGGTTGCGATTGCCCGCCGCCGAGAGTTTCCGGCAGGTTGAAACGATCTCGATATTGCCCGTTGCCTGTTCGCGGATGTGATCTTCGAGCGCGCGGTTTTCGTCATGCGACAGGAGCGAGGGGATGACGATGCTTGTCAATTCCTGAGCTTTCAGATCGCCCTCGTCGCGGCCGGCCCACTTGCCCGATCCGTCGAGATGGTGGATGACTTGCGGATAATTTAACCCGCCATAGATCGCCCCCCATGTGTTCGGGTTGCGGAGGTGGTTTTGTTCGATCCCGTCGCTGCCCGGCTTGACCTCGATCCAGCGTTTCTCGATCCATTCCATCCCCGCCTGTCTGCGTAAAATGTGCGGGTTGTTGCTCAGGTTGTTTGTGCGGCAATATTGGAAATCGGCGTCCTTGTATTCGGTGAGTTCACGGTCCCATGACTCGGGCGTATTCTCGCGCTTGTTAAATCGCAGGTGATCGATCTCACGCCCCCGCATTGCCGTGATGATTTCCGTGAGCGTGTGCTGTAGCCTGGTGCGGTCGATGATCCAATCGTGCTCCAGCATCAACAGATATTCCGCGTCTGATTCCTTAATCGCGCGGATATAGCCGTCGGACAGGGACGACGATTTCCGCAGGTTTTCGGCCCCAAATTTATTCGCGAGGTTGTGGTGGTATCGCTCGTATTTCCGCACGTTCGGGTTCGGGTCGATCCAGATCGTGAGCGGGAGATGTCCGAACGCAGTATAAAAACTGTTATACGTGCGCCGGAGCATTTCCGTTGACGGCGCCGAGGCGGTGCAGTTGGTGAATATGTGGGCTTGGATCATATCCGCCCCCCTGTCAATACATGATGCAGCGCCATGATCCCGCGCGTGATGGCGTGGGCGAGGTGCAGCTCGCCGGAATATTCATCAACCCCGCCCCGTGTTGCTGCCTCCAGATGGCCGAGCATGTGGTCGAAATGGACGCCTGCATCCACGCGCTTCCATTCATCGCCCGGGTGCGTGACCTCGCCGCATTTCAGCACGCGCGTGATGGCGTCGGTGACTTCAGGGGTCAGGATGCGATTCATGACGCGGCCTCCGATACAGGATTAGATTTAAGATATGCTATGTATTTGATTGACCGCTCCCGCGACGCCGCGCTGTGGTATCGCTTCGTGTGGATGTTATGGTGCTGATTTCGTTTCGCCTTTCGGCGTTCCTGCCTGTTCATGCGGTTGCCTCCTGTGCGGGCTTGCGGGGGCGCTTGTATTTCGCCTCCTCCCGCTCCACCCACATCATCAACGCCTCATTATGTGCGGCGTTTACGCTGAATTTCCGGCCGTCAACCGAGAGACCGCGCTTTTTTACGAGCTTTTCCACGCGAGCAAGGAGCGTCGCGGGCGTCTGATACGACCTGTTGATTTGCGGTGTTGCCTTCATTGTCTGCCCTCTACTGTTTGATATTGTGGTTATAGTTTTGCTTAACCATTTTTGTCAATAAAAAAATATGATAAAAAGTAATAATTTATTTCCAGTTTTGCCGATATTATTACTATTAATCATAAATGGCTTAACCAAATATATATTGACACAGCATGTATATTATGATATATTATCATCATTAGATTTTAATACACACATTGGACTTTTTTCTCACGGTGAGAAAAACTCACCGCTTCTTATAAGTAATCTTCTGTCGCATCAGCGCGGATTTATCCCGGCGTCAGTGAGCGCCCGCCTGACTTCCTCCGCTGCGAATTGTGCGGCGTAGGATTCCTTATCATCGGCCGAAAGCCGCCTCCAGTCGTTGAACCCGGCGCGCTTGAGTGCTTGGGCGAGCGCATTGGCCTGGGCGTCGGGAATGGTTATGGTGACGGTCATTATTCCTCGCTCGCGGCGTTCTCTACTACGCGCCGCACCATGTCCATAGCCTCCCGGCGAGTGCCGAACAGCACCGGGTGATGGCCGAATATCGGGTTGATCTGCCATTTCCCCGGACACATCCGGGAGACGCACGCAGCTGGCCCGGCCTGATATGCCGCACTCATGGCGGCGATGTCGCTGGCGGTCATCACACATACCTGACCACAGAAATAATGTGCTCATCGCCGATCCCGTTCTCGACACAGAACCGCTCCGCCTGTTCAATGGTCCGGCATCGGTAAAGCTCCTCAAGTCTTCCTTTCTTAAATTTCAGGAATATCATTTCCGTCCTCCCTTCATATTTTCCTTGTACTGTTTCCATAATACATTAACCACGAAAACAGCCACCCCGACCTGTACGCCGATCTCGCGGCCGTACTCCTGCGCGGCCTGCTCGATCTCCGCCCATCGGTCGGCGATGTTGTTACTGATACTGATGTTCTTGCGGGTCATGATTCCTCCGGTTATCGCCGGGATCGCTCCCGGCGTGGTTGCGCTGTTTATGCGATTTCCCTTGCGGCTTCAATAATGTTTTTCATTTCGCTTGACTGATACGCTTCCAGAGCCTCGTCGAAGTTTTTAAACATTCTTCCCATTCCCCTGAATACTCTGTGTGATGCGTTGTTGCATACAACCGAAATATAATTTTTTGCAATATAAATAAATGCTGATTTATTTCCGCAAAACGCTTCAACCGATATTCCGCGTTCGTCCTGCGTTCTGTTCATTATCATCGTCATCATCACGTCCCTCCGTTAATCTGTTATTACTTACATAATACACAATCATTATTTATCCGTCAAGCGATTTTTTGATTTTTTCTGAAAAAAACTGCTATATAGCGCCGGTTTAGCAGGAAAGTGCTATAAAATAAAATCTCTAAACCTTGAACAGTTCAGGAGTTAGCATATTCAGCACGTTTAGCACCGGATCATGTCACACTATAGAACAGAGAGATATTAATATATTTTCCCATTCAGCAATATTTCTGAAAAACATTTTGACTTGATTTACTGCTATAAACGCTATAACAGCTAACAGGTAGATAGATAGATAGATAGATAGATATAGTATAGATATATTATATGTATATTATGTATTATGTGTATAGTTATACTGTGTTTTGTAGTGTTTTCGTTCAGTTATTGACCACATTTGTATATAGCACTTATAGCACCTTTAAAAATGCCGATGTGCTATACTCTGATTATGTCGGATAAAAATAATAAACATTATAAAAATATATTTACTATTCTCTTATATGGTTTTTAATGGAGTTAATATTTTACGGAGGGATTATGAAAATAAATATTTTGATTTCCGGGTTTCAAGATGACATACAGGCCTTCAAGGAAATCCAAGCGCAATACAAAGCCGAGGGAAAAACAGCGGCCTACCTGTTCCACGAAATTATGGAGGCATACCTGAAACCGCGAAAATAATATTTACTTTCCCCTTGCCCCGTGTTCATATATACCCATGTCCGACATTCTCTACATGGACCCGCGCGGATTCAAGCAATTCCGCGAACTATGCCAGAACGCGCCGAGGTCGATCAATTACGGCGTGTCAAACGTGCTGACATCGCTGGCATTTAAGACCCGTGAATACGACCTGAAAAATATCGCCGATTCCATGATCGTCCGCAACCCACGCTTTGTTGCGTCATCGATCAAGGTCACGAAGGCGAGAAATACCCGTATCGAGCAGCAGATCGCCGAGGTCTACTCAATCAAGCGCGAACGGTTCACGGGATGGGAGGAGCAGCAGGAAGGAAAAACCTCGACGAGCAAGCATGCACCCACCCTTGCAGCCAGGGCAGGAAATAAACGGGCGCAGATGATACAGCGGGCACGGATGCGGTCATCGAATAAATTTTACAAGCCCGCACAATTCCAGGCACACACTCTCAAGGGCTCGTTTATGTTCATGCTGCGCGTTCTCGGCAGTCGTGGCGGTGGTGAGTTCATGCTCTCCGAGAACATACCCACAAAACGGGGCAGCATGGCGAAGGGCTTATATCAATTCAGGCAACATAAAATAAAACGATTACAGAAAACCGATGCAATCAAACAGCCGCGCATCAATCGATGGCGGACGCGCTCACTCACGCAGTTGCGATCAGGAAACGACATCGATAACATCTGGCGGAATACACTGCAAAGCATTTACGCGAGGATGAGACGGTAAAAGGTACTGTGGACGCCCCACGTTTTTGATTGGGCTATCACACGCGAC